TGGCGTTAATATCTTGTCACATCTATAGGAAAGTATCAACCACAGAATTATCGTCCGAAATTAAGGACTTAATGAGGTTTCACGGAATACACCCACAACAGGTTACAATTGATAGTGATGGTGTAGGAGGTGGTGTTGCGGACCAGATTAAAGGAACAAACTTTGTGAACAACGCGAGACCATTACACGAACAGAACTTCACCAATCTTAAATCTCAATGTTATGTAAAACTATCTGAGATGTTTAGGGAAGGTAAGATTAGTTTAAACCTATTAGAACCAACAGTAGTAGAAGATTTAACACAGGAACTACTAGCAATAAAATTAAAAGACATAGATAAAGATAATAAGGTTGGAGTAATGTCCAAGGATGAGATGAAAAGGATATTAGGGAAGTCTCCCGATTTATCTGACGCACTTATGATGAGGATGTACACAGAAATAAAAACAAGTAAAACAACAGGGAGATATTCAATATCTTTCGTATAAAACCATATATATGATTAAATTTAAAATAGAAGGAGACGAATACATCTTACCAGAGTATATCTCCATAGAAAACTACAGTAAGATTTACAAGATAAAAGATTTATTCAGTGATGATTACTTCTCAGCAAAGTTAATTAACATTATAACTGAAGCAAAGATTGAGGACCTACTTGAAAGTGATTACCAAGAAGTAAGTTACATTGCCAGTTATCTAATGTCATTAATACCATTAGGACAACCTGAATTTAAAGATAGATTTGAATTGGATGGGGTTAAGTATGGTTTCTTTCCTAATTGGAGGGACCTAACCTTTGCTGAGTTTATTGATATGGATACCATCTCAACCAAGAAACCTGATGAGTTATTGGATATGTTACACATCCTTGCAGCAATTATGTACAGACCAATCATAGAGGAAAAGTCAGAACACAACTTTAAGATTGAGAAGTACGATGTCAACACGATGGTACAACGGGCTGAGTTGTTCAAAAAGAAGTTAGATGTTAAATACGTACTCGGTGCTCAGTTTTTTTTTATCAAGTTCGCAAAGAGATTTTCCGGTTATACCCAAATATCTTCGATACAGAAGATTTCTCTATGGACGAAAATAAAGATAATTTGGTCCCTGAGGAAACTGATATGGAATTTAGTCTTCAGAAAACGTTCGGATGGTTCGTTATCGTCAACAGAATTGTTGGAAATGATTTTACAAAGCACGAGTACGTCTATCAAAAAAACATAACAGAAGTTCTAAACCAACTATCCTTTCTGGTTCAGTATGACCAAGAACAATTAAGATTACAAAGAAAGGCTATGGGACAAATTTCATAATACAATACAAATAAATTTATATTTCTTAATAGATGACAAATTATAAACAAATCATACAGGACTTATCAGGGATGGCTTACTACCATCCTCAAATCAATTCTTTTGGTTTTGGTGACATTACGCAGATTACAATGGACATTGAAACCGAACAGGAACCTGTATATACCAAAATGTATGTTGTTCCAAACAACGTTAGTTTAGATGAGAATAGATTATTATATAATTTTTCAATAATAATATTAGACCAAATCAATGATGACTATTCCAACCAAAGAGATGTTATGTCAGATACGTTGGAGATTGCAAAGGATATATTTACAATTATTTACCAATCATACACCGCTGAGTACGGAGATTTTAGTTTATACTATACTCCTGAATGGGGTCCGAATGTTACACCGTTCCTTGAAAGATTTGAAACGATATTGGGTGGATGGACGATGGACATAACATTGGAACAACCATTTGATTATAACAATTGTATACTACCAATCACATCAGGTTTTACATTACCAAACTCAGTTAACCTAGTTAACTACAAACAGATTATAGAAGATTTAGAAGACTTTGCTAATAACCACGAACAAATTAACAGTTATGGTTATGGTGATTTGACCCAACTAACAATGGATATTGAAACAGAACAGGAACCAAAATATACAAGAATGTATGTTATTCCTGGTGACGTTGTTCTTGAACAGAACGAATTAGTCACCAACTTTCAAATAATTGTTGTTGACCAACTTAATTCAGATTATTCTAACCAAAGAGATGTGTTGAATGATACCTTAGAAATTACTAAAGATATTATGACTACGCTCTATTTATCAGAATATGAAACTGTCTGGCCAGCAAGTGTTGACCCCATATTAGAAAACTATGAGACAATACTATGTGGTTGGATAATGAACGTCCAATTAACACAACCTTTTGATTATAACAGATGTGACTTACCTGAAAGACCGTTTATACCTATTGGTAAGAGATGGTCAGAACTTGCTGAGTTATGGAAGAACGTAAACGAAAGTTGGAAAAATGTATAAAAATATAAGAATTTAAAAATATGGGTCAATTAACTAACCAATTTGTATCACAATCGTATCAGGGTTTATTAAACCTTGAGAACGCTAATACAGGATTTACCACTAACTTACAAACTGTTACAGATGGTTTGGGTGGATTATCTCCATTACAAATTTCAAAAACACAGGTAAACATATCAGGTGCGTTCACAGTAAATGGTGCACCTGTATCATTTGACACAGGGTCATTGGTAACCACGTCATCATTCAATGCCTATACATCATCTATGAACAGTTTTACAAGTTCAATAGATGGTAGAGTAGATGCGTTGGAGATTGAGACAGGTAGTTTACAAAATCAGATTAATACTCTTGCAACAACAGGGTCATTATCAGGTTATACAACAATAACAGCGTTTAACAATTATACAAGTTCAAATGATAGTAAGGTTAATAGTCTTATCGCTGGCACTGGTTCTTATGCTACTACTTCATCGCTTACTTCGCTTTCGCAAAGTATAGCAACAACTGATTTAAATCAGGACAATAGATTAACAGCATTAGAAGGTGTTACAGGTTCAATCAATAGAAATGGATTAATCACCACAGGTTCTATTGGTGGTACACAATCAATCACAGGAAGTTTAGATGTACAAGGTACAATCAGTGCCACATCTGCATCGTTTACATATGTAACCACAGTATTTGAAACTGCTTCAGTAATATACTCAAGTGGTTCAAACCAATTTGGTGACGCATCAAATGATACACAAACATTATGGGGTAGAGTAGCAATACCAACAGGACCAGTATCTGTAACAGGTTCAGTTATAGCAACTAATTTTACAGGGTCTTTACAAGGTACCGCATCATTTGCAGTATCATCAAGTCAAGCACAGAACGCAGTATCTGCATCACAATCAAATAACTCAGTATTATTTAGTGGTTTAGGTCCAAGTGCATATGCAAGAACAAATTTTAATAATACATTTACACAAGACCAAACAATAGATAGTGGTTCCGCTTTAATTACAAATGAAATTATAAGTGAGGCTAATGAAAGATTATTAATATTATCAGATGGTAATGTTGGTGGTGGTGGTGCAAGAATTATAATTGGTGACACACCTACAAGTCCTGGTGACCCATTGAGTGATACATCAGTTTCAATCACAGGTTCATTAGGTGTAAGTGGTGGTGTAACCTCGCCAAACTTTACAGGTTTAGCATCTAACTCAACTCTATTCGGTGGTAGAGGTGTTGCACAATTTATATTAACAAGTTCATTCAACGCATATACAAGTAGTAACGATACAAGAGTTAACTCACTTATCAATGCTACAAGTTCTTATGTGACAGAAACTGAGAGTGGTTCATTTATGACCACAGGAAGTGTTTCAGGGAATGTTCTTACATTCACTAAGGGTAATGGTTCACAATTTAATTTAACGGTTGACACAGGGTCTGTAACACCAATTAACACAGGTTCATTTGCAACAACTGGTTCAAATAGTTTTAATGGTAACCAAACAATCACAGGTTCATTAATTACAACAGGTAGTACAACACTAAATGGTACTACAACACTAAATGGTAATGTAGATGTTACAACAGGTAACTTAAATGTATATAGTCCACAGGCAAGATTTAGTGGTTCATTAGTACTTGTTACTGGTTCAGTGGAGGTATCAAATGGTATCACAGGTTCATTAGAAGGTACCGCATCATTTGCTACAAACGCATTATCCGCATCATACGCACCATCTAACCCATTACCATCAGGATTGGTATCAGGTTCATCTCAAATATCTTACACAGGTATCACAGATGTTCCGTCAGGTATCGTATCAGGTTCATCTCAAATATCTTACACAGGTATCACAGATGTACCAGCAGGTATTATATCAGGTAGTGGTCAGATTAGTGATTTAGGATTTGCAACAACAGGTTCTAACACATTTAAAGGTGACCAAACCATTACAGGTAGTTTACTTGGTAGTACCCTTAACGATGGTCAGATTAGAATATTCTCAGACGCATTTAATAGTGGTGCGGTTAAGATGAATATATCATCATCAAATCCTGCAGCACAATCAAACATTATATTTGGTAGTGCTATTGGTGTGGCTCCAATACAACTAACAGGTTCAATTGTTATATCAGGTTCAAACAATATTATAATGGGTGGACCAAGACCTAATACATTAGTAACAGCAGGAACATATGGATATGTTGGTGGTAGTACAAACATATTTGGTGGTCAATCAACATTAAATACAGGTTCATCATATAGACCAGTAATGAATAGTAACATTAATTATGGTGGTATTATAATGACCCTTGGTTCTGGTTCTAATAACTTTCAAATAAATCAAAATGCTTTAATTGGTGGTACTTTAGTACTTAATATGCCAAGTGCATCTATTGGTGGGACGATGACTACAAATATTATTGCTGGTCAAGTTAATTTACAACAAACACAACCAATACCATTGGCAAGTGCATCTTTTGCACCAGCATTTGCTGTAAACAATGTTAATGGAACTTTTAACTTACAAACAAATAGTGGTTCGTTTCAAGTACAAAATAACAACATTAATGGTAACAACGTATCAGTAACAAGTTCATATAGAGCAACTACCGCAGCAAATAACGCTATTACATTTAACAACAACTCTATTAATGGTTTAAATCATAGAATTTTATTTGATGGTGTTTCTAATCAATCAAAAGGATTAAATAATACTTTAATTGTAGGTGCTAATAACACCGCTTCAATGGTTGGAAATGATAATAACGGTATATCAAATACAGGTATAATTGGTCAAGGTTTACACGTTGAGAATGGTAACATTAGTGGTACAGGTGGTTCATTAATTGTTGGTAGATTTAATGAAACAGGTAGTTTATCAAATCCTGGTGATATTAAATTTGCTGTAGGTACAGGTAATGGTAATACAACAAGAAGAACTACTTTATGGGTAGATACCAATTCTAAAGTTGGTGTATCAGGTTCATTAGACGTTACTGGTTCAGTAAACATTACAGGTTCATTAACCGTTACAGGGTCTAATGTAAATGTAAATGGTGGTTTCACAGTTATTACAGGGTCTAATGTAAATGTACGTGGAGGTAGTATTAATATTTCAGGTTCACAATTAACTACAAACAATTATGTAGTTTGGAATGGTTCACCAAATGATGCTGGTGCGATGAGTAATTTTGTTGGAGCATTTATGGTTAATAGAAATGCATTCGTATTCAACAATATTGTACAAGCACAATTAACATCAGGTTCAAACTTTAGTATCAATACAGA